CAACAAAATAAGGATCTTACAGAAAAAATCATCAATTTATTAAATGAAAATAAAATAGTCCATTTAAATGAAACTAATATATCACAAAAACCTAAAATATTCTTTTATAATGATTTAATTGTTACGACAACATGGTGTCAATTTATTGATAATATAAAGAAATTAGTCGCCTTAGAAGACATTAAGTTTTATGAAAAAGGATATGTAGATTGCATTTTTGATACAATTTTGCGATTACTTAACACCATAAATGGTAACAGACCATTATATACATTTAGCAAAAAAAACAAAATTATGGTAATTTATAAAGACAATAAATGGTCTAAAATAGCATTTGAAGATTTCAAAAATGAAGTCAAAATCGTAACAAATAAAATTATACATTCATTCATTTGCAACTTTAAAAAGAAAATACCTCAATCAGTTTATGATGAAACAATTTCTATCATGATGGACGATACAGATAAATATAAGGAGCAAATTGCAAACAAACTCCTAGAATATTGCGTCTATTTAGCCTAAATAAATAATCAGGTTTTGTATTACATAACCCCATTATTTTGTAAATTCATAAATATAATGATATGATATGAGAAGTGAATAATGACAACAAAATGGATTTAAATTACTTATCCCTTGTTACATATTAGATACAGAATTAATCTTTAAATACTTTTATACTGAATATAAATTGTCAATTTTTCTCCTAAAACTTTCATAACAATATTTATGAAATATATAACGCTTTCTATTGCACTCAACTTTTATAAAATCAAACTCAACCCAATGCTTACAATAGTGACATTTTTGTATCTCTTCATATTTATACGAATACATATTATAAATAGAGAGAAAAACTTTAGCAAAAAAAATAGTTAAATGTTTAATCTTTAGTTAATATATATGACTCCTGAAGAGAAAAATATATATAACAGAGTGTATTACCACATGAATAAAGAGGCATTTCATTTGAAAAATAAAATCAAGTATCAAAAAAATAAAGAATATTACAACAAATATAGCAAAAAATATTTTCAAGATAATCCTATGTATTTAAAAAATCATTATCGTGAAAACATCGAGCGATACAGAGAATATTACAAAAAAAAATGTAATGCAAAAAAACCAATTGAGAAACCCATTGCTATTCAGAACCCCATTGAAAATGAGAAACCCATTGCTATTCAGAACCCCATTAAGAAACCAAAGGCTAAAGTAGGAAAAATGATATTGAAAAGACGAAAAATTGAAAAAGAATTAGAATTACTCAAAAAAAAGTCTGAAAATTTTAAAGAATCGCTTAAAGCGTAGCAACCTTTGGTTAAACCTTAACAGCACCAAATTTCCCTTTTTCTGTTTTATATCCAGCCTTTTCAAGTCTTCTCTCTCTTTTAGCATTTTCACTCATCTTTTTTGATACAATTCTACCATGTTTGTTTTGCATAAGGTCTTCTTTATGCAAACCTCCACTTGTTTTCACAGCATTACCATGCCATACCTCTGCACGAGAACCAATATTTTTTTTTGAGTCCATTATGTAATATATCTAGAAAATATATTTAGAAAAAATTGTTGATATAATATATTATGAGACAATTCAATATTGATTTTTATGTAGAAGTTGCTAAATTGACAAAAATACCTGATCTAGCAACCAAAATTATTGTCCTAAAAGATATTATTCATTTCCATCAAAGAGCAGAACAGCCAGTATTTTCAAAAGAAGAAGATAATGTATTGATAAATCTATTTAAAGAAAAATTACACGATTTACAAACTAAAGAAATATCGGCTCATTCTTAATATTCTCAATTGCATGACTAACAAATGGATTTTTGGATTCGCCTTGTAAAGTTCGCATGTCATTTGGATTAGCCAAAGCAGAAACAATGTCGTATTTAACACGCCAATTAGTCACATTTGGATTATCTTTTTGTTTTATCAACGCACCATTTAGCGTATAGCCTTTATCATTTTTGCCTGTCAATTCATTAACCGATATTGCAGATTGGCTGTGACCTACCAAAGTAATAGGTGCTTCATACTTTTTCTTTGCTTTTAGGTAAGCATTTTTTGCATCTTGAAATCGTGGAGTATATTCAAATGTGCCAGTTGTAACGTTTTGTATATTATTTTGCCAATCCTCGTAAAATTGGGGGCTAAAAGGATTTACGCTACTACCATTCTCAACAAAAATAACCTTACGAGTTGTAGGATTATATGCAACCATTCGCTCATTATTTGTCAAATCTTTATCTACTACATAACCAAATCGTTTCATTCTCTTCATTTGCTTTTTTTCATTGCGAAGGTAGCCTAACTTTAAAGCCTTATACATTGACAACTTTTTTATTTTACGCAATTCTCTAGGCATAAATATACATTATAGAGAGAAAAATATATACTCATTATATATATGAAAATCATAGAACACGATAAACCTAAATTGCCAAAGGTCCACATGTTGGTAGATGATGTGATTGATGAGAAACTTACAAAATTCCCTGCAATTAAGCAGTGCTTTTCAACAAGCAATACAACTTTGATATGCGGAGGAACTGGGAGTGGCAAAACAACATGGTTGATACAAATGATGAAAACTGTATTTAAAAAAGTGTATCATCAAATATTTCTTATCATTCCTGAAAATTCTCTCAATTCAATTGATCCAAAAGACAATATATTTTCAAAACATTTAGACCCTGAAGACATTTACCATTCTTATGATGTGGAAACATTGGAAGAAATATATGAAAAAATAAAGGATAATGCAAGTGAAGGATATTACTCGCTACTTTTAATAGATGATATGGGCGATCAGTTAAAAAATAAAGCAGAGGCAAAATTATTACAATCAATGTTCTTAAAAAATAGACATTTACGATTAAGTGTATTTATGCTTTGCCAAAACTTTTATCAAGCCCCAAAAATAGTGCGAGAGATTAGTAACAATGCAATTCTCTTTAATACTAATAAATCGCAAAATGAAAAGTTCTTCGAACAAATGCTTACATTGAAAAAAAAGAATTTTGATGAATTAATGAAACTTTGTCCTACAACACATGATTACATATTGGTTTCTCTCAAACATAAAAAGATATATCACAATTGGAACGAAGTTGTTTTTGAAGATTGAAAATATATATAAAAACAATATAAGCATATATATTTTCTTTTTATTAAATAAAATGAGAATTGAATTAAGCAAACAATTTGAAAAAGGATTATACGATTATGGTCTAACTATGGAAGATATGAAAAAATTTTATTATTGTGGAGGAAATATAGGTTGTCATCATAATTATTTTATAAAATCTTGTCCCAATGATGATTTACCTGATTTAGTTGATAGATGTGTTTGTAACCATTTAATAAGAGAAAATTGTTATGTTACAGATGGAGAAAGAATTTTAATAGTAGGAAATTGTTGCATAAAAAGATTTTTACCAAAAGAAAACTCAGGTAGAACTTGTGAAATTTGTAGGCAACCACATCGTAATAGAAAAGATAATAAATGCAATAATTGTCGTAAAGGCAAAGGAATGTGTATTATTTGTAAAAAATCAACTTTTAAACCAGCATATAAATATTGTTTAGATTGTTATTATCAAAAATGATTTGCTTTTTTCTTCCTTTATATATAAATGAATGTTCCAAATGATACAAAACTTTACAACAAAGTAAAGAGAGAAGCGGATAAAATTTATCAAAAACCAAGTGCATATAAGTCAGGATATATTGTAAAAAAATACAAAGAATTAGGAGGAACTTATAGCGGTAAAAAAACATCGTTAGGTTTAACATCATGGTATAAAGAAAAATGGCAGGACATTGGCGGTCAGGCATATCCAGTATATCGTCCTACAAAGAGAGTTAATAAAAACACACCATTAACCGTGAGCGAAATTGACCCAAAGAATTTAAAGAAACAGATTGCTCTTAAACAGATATATAAAGGGAAAAAAAATTTACCGCCCTTTTTACCATTCATATAAATAGCATATCACCACAAAATCTTTAAAGCATAATATGCTCTTGAACCTAATTTCTCAGCATTTTTTTTGTGACGAATGCGATACAATCTCCTTCTCTCTTCTGCATATTCCTTGCCCTTGGTTTTCATATAAGTTGGAAAGTCTCCCATGCCAAGAGAACCGATACTAGTTATATATTGGTTATTCCAATCATATACATCAATCTTCTTACCTTTTCTCGTGCTAGGTTTAATTTTCACACCTAAATCCCTAGCCCTTTCATAACTATAATTACTTATTTCATACATTTATAATATATGCATAAAATAAATTATAAATCTGTTCGTGGATTTGTTTGTGGATTTGTTCGTGGATTTGTTTGTGAAGTAGTGTAAGTTATTGGTAATACATTTGATGCTGGAATAAAACTTACATTTTCATTTGCATTATTTGTATTATTTGTATTATTTGTATTATTTGGACTTATAAAAGCAGGAATAGGTATATGTGGAGCAATTGGAATGCCACTAGAATTAAGGTCTCTAAATTGTGAAATTACATACATTTGATTATCAGTTGCTGGAAGTCGTGTCATACCTTGACTTTCTAATGTTTCAGCTTCTCTTATAGTTTGTCGTGCATTTAAAACTGTAGGCAATTGTTGAACGTCAGTAGCAGTAGGAACATTCCTAACTCGTTGAACGTCAGTAGCAGTAGCAACAGTAGCAGTAGCAACTGGCACAGAAATAATATTATTAGGATTGCCAACAAAAACTGCTTCAGCATTCCTAACATCAGGAAGAATTTCTCCTCTCCTTATTCTTCTTCTTTCTCTTCTTCTTCTTTCTTGCCTACTTTCTTCCCTTCTAATATCCTCTAATTCCTGTAAAAAATTATCAGGTTCAGGATTAATTCCTCTTCTTCTTCTTCTTGGTGCATTTTCATCTGCAACCCTTGAACTGGAAAAACCGCCTAATCTTCTTCTATCCATATAATTTAGTTATAAAAAAAAATAATCCAACTATATATTATAATGCCTAAACAGACAAAGCAAAAGCAAAAACAAAAACAATCTCAAAATGTGGTTCAAAAAGTTGTCGTCAAATTAGACTCGAGCGGTCAAAAAATTAAAGTAAAAAGAAAGCGTCTTAAGCGAAGCAAGAAGGAACCTGAAATGCTATTTGATGAACGATATTACAGACAATTACCAGCCCCAGTTATTTACCAAAGCACAACACAAGTTCCAATGCTTGTTCCAAGTCAAACACCAGTTCCTGCTTTTAACCCACCACCACAAGCACAACTGATAAATCAGCCAATGCCAGCAAGACCATTTTTAGAGGATTTAGGATTAGTAGGAACAGAAGGACCAGTTGAGATTTTGGATAGACCAACAAAGGCAGAACAACTAGAAGATTTTATAACGCCAACAGCGCTAAAAATATATAGTGATGAATTTTCAAAGTCACTTGATGAGAAGGCAAAGTATTTTAAGTCATTGCAAGAACCGATGCGTCAACCATTTTTTCCAACTGGAAACATAAAATTTGAAATGGAAAATATAAATCCTAATGAAATACCAGTTGCAGAACCAGTCCCAAAAAGAACAAGACGAAATAAAAAAGAAATGGCAGAAGCAGAACAAATGTTAAAAGAAGATGTAGCCTCAACTGGTCTAGCGCAATTTGAAAACACATTCCAACCAAAACCATTCAACTTTGAAGAATCAGCAAGTGTTATTAGCGGAATAACTCAACCAATGAGTGAAATGCCAACAACTGAGATTATGAGCGAAGTTACAACAGCATTCCGCCGTAATACATGGGGTGACCTATTGCAAAGATATCAAAACCTAACAGGAACAATGTTTAAAAGACGCAAAGGATACAAAAAAGCAGAATTTCAGGATTTAGTTGAACGAATGGAGAGAGAAAGTTAGTCCAACTTTATAAAAGTTGGAGTCAAAAAGTAAAATCTATGTATATTATATCTAACAAATGACAAGCATAACAGGTTTATATTCAACAGACGATATTACGATAAATGGCTTACCAACATTTGATTTTCCAACATTTCCAATAGACGCAAGTTTTAACACACTTTACGCAACTGATATATCGTGTGACACATTAAATGCTAACAACATGATTGTTCCTCGTATCAACGCATCTTTAGTTCCGCTACTTGGTTCAATTATCAATTTAACTACATTAGCACAAAATATTAATTATAATACAACAACAAGAGGGTTTGAAATTTGGGACGATCAAGCAACAGGTCAAATAATTACAGTTGATACATCAAATAATGGAATTGATATGAACACGATAACTATGAGTATTCTAGCAAATGTATTGGATATAAATTGTCCCAGTTTAACCTTTACCAATTCAACCGTTTCCTTTCCAAATTCATTAGTTTCATTTGATGATAATCTTCCAACAACAACAATTACAACAGGATTCGCAAATAATAATTTTATTACAAAAGCCTATGGAGATACTATTTATGCTTCATTAACTGGTTCAAATCAACTTTTACAAGTTGCTAATAATATATTTTTATTGGTTTCCAACTATGCGTTTGACACGCCAGTAAGAGCATTAAATTTTGGTGCTGTTGTAAATTTTCCATATACTGCAATAACTAGTTGGTCGCTTTCAAATATTTCAGGGACTACCCCAACAATCAGCACAGGTCGTGGTTTTTGGGACACGCTTGGTCCAAATTGTTTAGTCACTGAATATCCAGGCTACCCAACAGTAACTCAATCCTTATGCGTTCAACAAAACGCAATAAATACTTTTCGCATACAGCAATCCATATCTGCGGACGCAGGTAATTATTTAGTGACATTCTATATATGGGGTCGTTTTAATGGTTACAGCACAACTCAAACGGTATCTTGCACTTTTGGAACTTTTACATCATCTTCAAATACAGCAGTAGAACAATCATGGAAAAAAATACAATTTGCAACACAAGTAAATACAACAGGGGCAACATCAATAATATTTGATTTTATCCAAACAACAGCAATAACATCAGGAATTGTTATAACAAATATATCTATACAACAATTGGGGGGTATTGTATCAAGAAATGCAACTAGTATGTCTACTGGTTCAGTATTACGTCCTGACCTTGGACTGTATTGCTATGGCGGTATTTATAACACAGGTCCGTTAGACAATTATGGACCAGTAAATATATACGGACAATTAAACCCAGTAGTCCAAAGGGTTAAAAACTCAATGGTTATTGGTAATTGTAAATGGGGCTCTAGTCTTGGTAATACAAATGACACAGGACAATTTTGTCAACTAATAGGAGATGGTATAGCAGCAAATATTTCAAGTGGTTTATCAGGCAATTTTACAAATATAGTTGCTATTGGTTCAGCAGCAATGGAACAATTAAACGGAACGAAAACGGATATGATTTTTTTAGGTTATAGAGCAGGGAGATATGCATCTTCGCAAACATCTATCGGTATCGGCACAGGAACAATGCAGAATCTTGGTTATTCTGGGTCTTCTTCTTCAAATATAGCGATCGGTCATCTTTCGATGGGACAAATGGGGTCAAATAATAACAATAATAATTGTTGTGTTGGTAATAGCACATTATTTATAAATGATTTTACAAACAGTCGTTCATTCAATTCTATTTTTGGTAATTCTTCAGGAACAAATGTATCATCAAATTACCATACGATAGTAGGTTATGGTTCTTTCCAAAATAATATATCAACTGGTTCATTAGGAAATACAGTAATAGGCGCATCAGCAGGTAATACATCTGCGTCAATCAACACGATGAAATATAATTCTTTATTAGGTTATGGTTCAGATTTAAATACAAATTTTAATTGTGAGAATGCAACAGCAATTGGTGCGTTTGCAAAGATACTGGAGAGTGATGTGATAGAAATGGGTGGTCCTAATCAAACAACTGGAGCGTATCCAAAAGTGACTATACCGAATAAGATTCAATTGCTTTCCAATACGGTATTCGGTGCGTCCGCATCTATCAATCTGTATTTCCGCATTGGAGAGAACATAATATTGACTTCTGCTACAACCGCAACGATAAATCTTCCTGTTCCTGCGGCTAACTCAATAGGATGTAAATTTACAATCTACAGAGCATACAATGTAGGAGTGCCAACATTTATAACAATCCAAGCAACAGCAGGGATAAACATATTAGGTGATGGTGTGACATCATCAAATACCTACACGTGGAGTGGTTTACAGACTGTTTTAACGGTGGTATTAATTGGGACAACTGGTAACGCATGGGTTGCAGGGGGGGCGACGTTGAGCGACGGTTCAGCAGACCAAATTTCAACCGTCCAAAATTCAACAAATCAGACAAACTATCTAACTTTCGGTCAACAGTCAGCAAACCCCAATTCATACACGACATTATACACGGATACTAATTTGACTTACAATCCAGGAACAGACACGATGACAGTAGTGAATATGAATATTACGCGTCTATCACGTCTCGATCAGTATTTGGGAGAAACAAGTCCAACTATTATATCCGCTACAACAACATTGGCTTCTCCATTTTATAAGTATTATACTTTTTTCAATCCAGCAGGAGCGACGATACAAGTGACTTTGCCAACTATAACTGCATCTAACGTGGGATTGAGTTTCACATTCAATCGTTTGGGAGGTCCATACACAGCGCCAAATTTCACATACTTATTACAAGCAGGTTCCGCAGTAGCAGCTGCACAACCAGCTTTCTATTCAGCCTCTCCGCAGGGCAGCATAAACTTTACAAATTTGATTGGAACGCAGCAATCAACTTCAAATGTAAAATCAGTCGTGATACAACCAGCAGGTGCAGGGCAATATACCAATACAGCAGGCTCAACCTCACTGATAATCAACTCAGTAACAAGTGGATTTTTGAATATAGGAGGTCGTATTGTGTTAGATGGTGCAACTTATAGAATAACTGCGTTTAATACTGGAACTGGACTAACAGGGACATACACGGTAACCCCAGCGATTCCATTAGCACACACAGCAGCATCATTTACAACGAATGTAAGTTATGGATGGGTCCAAACGTTTGTGAGATAAATAAAACAAGCAAATATTTTTATCTTTTCTTACTTTATAATGAGTGACCCATATCTCTCTCTCGTTTGCGTAAAAAATCAATTAGGTGTTGATATAAAACGTAATGAAGCCAAGAAAAGAATACTTGACCGCATAACTGAACTTGGTTTAACAAATAATACATACAAAAACAATCAGGAGTTTTTACTTCTTGTATGCAATTTAGCAGAGTATCTTATAACAAAAAAAGATAAAGTATCAAAAAAGGAAATCGTTTTAGAGGTTATAAACCAATTATTCAATTTACAACCACAAGAGCGTCAAGCAGTTGAAGCCAATATAGAATTTCTCCATCAATCAAACATGATAAAGAAAGTTTCAAAATGGAAATTATTTTGCACTGGTGTTAAGGAGTTATTTTTCTCAAAAAAAAAGTAAAAAAAATAACCTATAAAATATCAAATATTGGCAGAGATTATAGCGTTGGTGTATTACTCACGCATTACAATTTACACACAGCATTAAGCATATACAATTTGGTAACAACCTCACCGATAGATATAGTTATATTTGTATTGTCATCTAAGTTTGGATTATCTAAATTCGCAATCATGATAATATTTGCATTTCTTATCTAATGGGGGCGCTCAATCCCTAAAACAAAAAGAACAAGGGAAGTAACAGCATAAATAATAAATACCACTAAAACAAATACAGCAATATGGTTTAAAACACGGTTCATCATCAATAAATTCATTCGAATCTATTGATGCATTATTAGATTCATATACATGACTTGAATTAGACGAAGATTTCATCATATATATTATTCAGTTAATTTTTTTTTTATCCAATTGATTACATATTTATCATCATTGCCCCAATCAAGATAATCCTGACCTTCCATGGTAAGAACTCTAGTATCTATTGTAAAGCCTCTATCATCGTGAAGACTAACAAATATTCTTAAACTCTCAAATAAAACTAATTTATCAATAGTGAATGTGAAAGCAACAGCAGTTTTGCTAGGCATCTTTATATTTGGATAAATGGGATTAGGGTTAAGAATAGGATTAATAGGAATATTATTTGGGTCCATTTTATATAAATAGAGAGAAAAATTGGTTGCCGAAAAATGGCGATTAACAGACTATTAAGGAATTAACTAAAATTGCGTTAATAATGGTTAATATAACTAAACATTAAGGATTTATCTAAAATGATTACAATTAAAAATTTTTAATTCTTTTATTAACTAAAATCTGCTTAATAATCTGTTATATTAACCATTATTAAAGCGTTTTTAGTTAATTCCTTAATAGTCCGTTAATCGGCATTATTGTCTTTAAATTGTTTTTTAATTGTTTCTTTAGGTAAAATAAAATGTTTGGATATATAAATGGAACATTTACACAAATGTCTAAAAGAAAATCGTCCTAATATTAGTGATAGCACTATTAAGACTTATAGTAGTTTGTTGAAATCATTTTTTTATAAACATCACGATAAATCGGTGGCTATTGATTGTGATTGGTTTAATAAACAAGACGATATTATTGAACTACTTAAGGATAAAGCACCATCAACTCGTAAGACCACTTTTGCAGCGCTTGTTGCCATTTCAAAGGATAATGAAAAATACAAGAAGGCTATGATGAATGATAGCAAAATATATCAAAATTTTATTGATACACAAACCAAAACAAAGACACAAGAAGATAATTGGAAATCTTTTGATGAAGTTAAAAAGATATATGATGACATGTATAATAGGGTTAAACCGCTATTGAATAGCAAACAAGTTCTCTCTACAAAAGATTTTAAAGCCGTTCAAGATTTTATTATTCTTGCATTGACATGCGGAGTTTGGATTAGTCCAAGACGATCTATGGATTGGGTTGAAATGAAAATAAAGGATGTTGACAAAGGGCATAGCAACTATATTGATAAGAATTTCTTCGTTTTCAACAAATATAAGACTGCTAAATTTTATGACGAACAACGAGTTGAGATTCCAAAGGGTTTAAAACTTATTTTGAATAAATGGTTGAAACTGAATCCACATGTGTATTTGCTTGTTGATAGTAACAATAATAAAATGACTAATGTAAAACTTACACAAAGGTTGAATGCAATTTTTGATGGCAAAATTAGCACATCTATGCTTCGTCATATATTTTTGACTGATAAGTTGAAAGATGTTCCAGCATTAAAGGAGTTACAACAAATGGCACACGATATGGCACATACACCATTACAGGCTCTTGAATATGTTAAAAAGTAATATGTTGTTTTTATATTATATTTGAAAACAACTTAAAAGCGGACACTAATCTGTCCTGTAGCAGAATCCAAGACGTAGATGATATCCATTTTGGCGATGAAGAAAACTGTTACTGATGTTAAATTTGTAGTAGCAAGTTGAAGGTTCAAGAAAGTATTGCCTGATTGGAGATTGAGACCATCCAAAATACCTGCCTTTGCAACTTTTTCTAAGGATAATCCGTAACAGAATTGACATTGGTTCTCCGCAGTTGAAGCAGTGGCATTAGCAATAAGAAAAACAGCGTCGGCATCAGTAGGTAAAGTAGAACCAGCACCAAGTGGTATATATTTGAAATATTGACTTGGAACAAGACCTGATTTGAATTCATAAGTGTTGAAGTTTCCAATTGCTTGTTGTGTATCCGCAAGTGCCTTGGCAGGATTTCTTAAAAAATCTACTGGGTTTGAAGGATATAATTGTCCGTTGATGTTCCAAGCAGTAGAAGTAGATGTTAACATTTTGCTATCATACACGTTATTAGCACACCCTGCGAGGGATAAAGTAGATGCTTCCGTAGCACGGAAAAACAAGGCTCTTACAGATGATCCACGAATGCCAGTTAAAAGCGAAACAGAACCTGATGTTAATGCTGGTAAAGTGCTGGTGGAGGCTCTGTAAGTAATACCTGAGTAGTATTGCATGCCACCTTTGTTTAACATTCTTAAACCTTCTTGTCCTACATCAACAACCTGCATGTTGAGAGAAATATTATCCATTGTAACCTGGACGACTGCTGCAGTGCCTGCTCCAGCAGTTACAATTGTGATAGGTAGTATTGCTGACGTTTGCATAACTAGTTGTAAATTACTTAAAGCACCGTGATTTAAGAATTTATCAGCACCCTTACCAATTAGCGAGTTCATAATTGGAATGCTGTAAGAATAATATCTATCAAGTGCTCCTGATACAGTTGCACCATCAATGCCTAACACTTTATGACCTTGATTAGAGTTCAAAGAACCAGTTGCTGCTGCCTCATATTGGAAGCCATACATTGCTGCTAAACCATCTCTCTCTGCTACATTAATTTCATTTTGAACCAACATATCAGCAATAACACCATAGTTGGTAACATCATCTAAAACAACGCCGTTGCTTTGGATATACATACGGTCAAAAAATGAAGCCGCATGAGAACGAAGTTGAAAATTGGTAAAAGCTTGTGTTACTGCAGAAATTACGGAATATTTTACCCTAAAATTCAACATAGTGAATCTTGGATCTGCGAACTGGCTCTTGCTTTGTCCGCATGGTATATCTATAATAATATTACTGGAAGTTCCGCTTAATTGTTGAACTGCAGTTGCTGTTACAGTTTGTTGAGCGGAAGCGACTTGAGACAAGTTGCTGGGAATAACTTTTAAAGCATAACTTGAAACAGAAGGAGGAAGAGAGAACGCAATTTCATTAGAGAGTTCTTTTGGGAAACCGATTGGTGTAGCCATTATATAATATATGAAAACAAAAAAAAATTGTTTTTTTGCTTCGCTAAAAAGTTTATTCTGCTAATTTATTCTGCTAATATAAAATTCTCATCATCTGCAATATTTTTTACTTTTCCATTTATAGAACTAACGAGTTTTTGGAATTGAACTGGTCTCTCTATTGAATGCCTAAATATATTGAAACGCAAAACAAAATATGATGATATACCATTAAAATTAATTAAGTTATTGTTATCATCTGTGATCGAAATAATAATACTTGTATTTACGTCTAAACTTTTTAGCAGAAACTCACCGCCATAATTCTCATATATAATCTGTGAATTCAATTTTGCTACATTTGGAATTGATGCTAAAATATCACATGCACCTATATTGCTATTATTTGTTAGCATAAGACCATTATTCAATAAATTGCAGTGAATTATGAAACGAGGTATAGGCAAGAAATTCATAGACCTTGGGAGTGTTATTGCCGTGCCTGTTGTTTGTGTAGTTCCGCTAAATCCAAAAATATAGTCGCAACTGCATGGATTAAATCCCCAAGTGCTTCCTGGAAAAAGTGATTGATATGTTGGTGTGCTTGTGATGGTAATTTTATTTGTTACCGCACTATATGACATTACAAAATAATTCGTTGGGATTGCTGTGCTTTGTATCTGTGTAATGAAACTTGTTATGGTGTAATTGCCTTCAGGGATGATGGTTGTTGATGTTGAACCAGCGTATGTAAAAATAAGAGTGTTATTGTATTCATTTACGATATAATTGCTATTCGTTATGACTGCATAAGGCATGGAAAGAGTTACATATTCAATTGTATCATCGTTTGCAAAATTTATATAAGAGCGTAAATCGTATTGAACTTTGCTTCTATATGAACCATTAAGGGCTATTGAGTTTCCGCCTTGTGTATTAAGATGTAATACAAGACTATCTTTTAATAGTGTTTTATTATTGATTGGTTTGGTTTCCATCATCTTTTTCAGTTATATTATGTTGAGAATTTATCTCTCTATTTTCTTTTGATAAAAGTTCTAAATTGGTTTCGTCTACTTTCTCTTGTGTGATAATTGTTTCTTCTACACTTTGTATTTTCATTTCGGCGATCATTGCTTCATAATCTGCTTTCTGTTGTGCTACTATTTCATCTAAAACACTTTCATCTTGTCCTGCATAAGCACATAGTAACGCATTTCTCATATATTCATCATTGAGACCTTGAAACATCATGTTAATTGCTTTTTCATTTTTTTTTTGTTGTAATGAGCGAACTTTGAAGGCTGACATATATATTACGGAAATATAAAATATATTGTTAATTTCCTTAATTGTATAACTCAAAAGTCATTAATATTTGCCACTCTGTGCTTCTAAAATTTATTAACTGATTGGTAGCATAATTGTAGAAGGAAATTGTAAATGGTTGCGACCCAGTTGGAATCACAACATCAACACCTTTTTCATCTAAAGTTGAATTGTTATAATACCAGTTTGTGTTATCAAATGGTGCTGTTACAAGTCTTGGATAAAAAAATCCTAATACACTTCCATTCTGTGTTGCAGAGAGAGAATTGTTAGTTTGTAAATTGCAAGATATGTAACCTAAATAGTCATTAGCGACCAAAGGAATTACATTTGAACTTGGGTCTATGTAATAAGATAAAGATTCAGCACTTGTAAATTGGTGTCTTACACGACAATACTTATATTTTCCGTTTATATTGTTGCTTCTAAAAAATTCATTCCAATTCATAGACCAAGTTACATTTGCTTTGTTTGTTTTGTCAGTTGCTTGTGCTGGTGGTTGAAACCCCCCTAAATCATTATCAGTAGTTTGTAAGTATAAATTATAAACTGATGGTTTTGTTTCAGTCATATATATATATCCATCTTTTAAAAAAAGGTTGATTAATTGTAAAGTTCAAATGACAGTAGTATTTGGTATTCATAACTATAAAGACTCATACGTGTCATTGTATCATCATTCATAAAAGTAAGGGTTAAAATATTATTTACATTTGAAGGCATATTAATATCAACACCTGTTTCAGCCATGGTGCTTACTAATACTATATGAGTTGCTGAGCCTGTTGTCAGGGAATCTTGTGGATATACTAATCCAAGTATTGTTCCTATTCCTGTGCTTGTAAATCGTGACGAAAAATTGCTTGTTAAATAACCTGATAAATTATTCCATTGATTTGCTGCTGATGCGAAAGTTTCGCTTGTTAAATGGAATCGAACACGACAATATTTGTAATTCTTATCATCACCTTTGAATAGGTTAGACCAATCAATATTCCAACTAACATTATTGAGTGATGCATCCATTACTGGAATGATAGGGTTAAAAGGGGAAGTGTTTGAAGATGTAACTGCAGTGCTTAAATAAAGACTATATACAGGCATATATATATAAGATTGCTAAAATAATTCTATTGGGGCTGTGCCCCAGTAAAACCCCCTTATTTATGTTAAAGGAGGGGTCATAGGGGCAAGTGCCGAAGGCACGACTGTTGCTCCGCTTAAACCTTGGTTCCCTATCTAAAATAATTCAAAGTAAAGTATTCCAAATACATCTCTTGGATTTGTAGATGCAATATTAATTGGAATTGACCTTGAAGTATAACCAAACCAAAGTGCTAATTCATTTTTTCCACGTGGTATTTCTATTTCCATACCTGTTATATTTTCTGTGTTGAAATTAGACATATATCCGCCATTTGTTGTTGGCAATTCTTGATAATAATAAGCGCATAATGGGTTGCCTTGACTTGTCCCTGATAAATAATTATTTGACGCTAAATTTGTGCTAAGTCTTCCAGTATGAAGACTAAAATTATCGTTTGCATTTGCACGATAATTTAAAAATTTGGAGTATACCCTACATTTTGTATATTGAGGATTATAATTATCACCTTTAAACAGTTTATCCCAATCAATATTGTAATAGACTTCTTGTCCGTTATCAGTTGTTTTTTCATTATGTTTGAATCCTGCTATAATCATTGAATTATCTTTGTAACCATTGGCGGTTGTTGGTTTTGAAGTAGAGAGAAATAAGTTATATATTGGCATTATATATAATATACTTTTATAAAAAGTATTGCAAAAAGGAATTATTTTTTGTAAGCTGCTTTACATGCAGGGTCTTTCATAGCCTGTTTGTATGACATGTTGTGCTTAGCACTCCAGTCTTTAAGATGTTGAATCCAAGCATTTGCCATTATATATTGGCTAAATAAAATAATTTTTCATAAAATATATCTATATGTATATTATATGTGCTACGAATGCGTCCAAATAAGTCAATACGATCATATCGCAATTTGGTATTGTAAAGATTGCTTACGAAAAAAAGACTAAACTGTATTTATTTCCTTGCAGATCATCGGTATTCCAATGTGTTAATCGAGTTCCATCAAATAATATAGGTTTGTATTTAGCGTCATATATTTTATCTTCAATTACCAATTTTCCTCCAGTGTAGTCTCCAAATGAAACGATTAATGATACGGATTTATTATTTGTATCTTTATGTGGGGGACATGTTACATTATGATTTAGATGCACTTGGAGAAAAGGGAAAGGGCATATTATATTTCCTATTTTTACAATTTCATCAAAAATTTCTGGATACAAAATACTCGCTCGTGATAATCCAGTGATTCCGTCAAATCTTCCTCGTGTAATACCAAATGTAAGTCGTCTATGTTTTGGAAATCCTCGTCTGCTACTGGTTGATGTTGTTAAAGGTATTACTATATTATTCAACAAATGATGCAGATGCGAAAATAATGTCTTTGGCAATAAATCTAATTCTTGTATCATAAATTATAAAGATATATTATTTTTTTTTGACTTTTTTTTTCTCTATTTTTTTCATTTCTTTGTGACAGATGGTAATATCGTAATGCCAAATTCCATATTCATACCATATAGGTGTTTGTATATTTTGCAAAAGTTCTTTATTTACTTTAGAGATTTTGTAATTCCAGTTAATAAAATTGGTATCCATAATATATATCTTTATATTGTTTTCATATATATTATAAAAAATGACTTAAAGACCAAAAAGTTAGAAAAATTTTATGATGGTTTTTGGAACATCTTGTTTTGCTTCGCTAATAATAGGTTTTTCTTTTTTGGCTTTGGTTATGGTCTGCGGTTTTTGTTGCCTTTTCGGCTTTTTCGCTACATAAATGACTTCCTCTTCGCTACTCTCGGTATCAGTTTCGCCTTCAAAATAGTCATCACTATCGCTACTCTCTTGCACTACAATTCGTCTCGCGTTTTGCTTTGACATTTTTACTGGTTTATCCTTCAATGGTTTTGCTTCGCTTAAAGGTGCTGGCACATTTTTTGTCTCCCCTACATCTCCAAGGGCTTTGGATTTTTTTGCTTCGCTTAAAAGTCCCTTTACTTGTTGCTTTTTCGTCTCAACTTTTTCCAATTTCTCTTTTAACTTTTGCTCCTTTAATGCTAAGGCTTCTGCACTTGCTAATTGTGCTTTTTTTATTCTCTCTTCATTTACTTTTTTCATACGCTCTGCTTGGGCTTTCGATTGCTCTTCAGTTAGTCGTCTCGTGCGCTTTGGCTTCATCAAAGGTGTATCTTCTTCTTGTGACGGTAGTTCGGCAGGGGTCTCCATACATTACTAAAATATTTTATTTTTATATTGTTTTTTTATTTTTTGGGAGGACAAAAGTAAATCAAAAAATTGACAAAAAAGTAAATCAAATTTTGCAATAGTGGGTCAAAAATCAGGAGTCATAGTTGAAGCATTTTCATTTTTGAACTTATAAAATAGAAATGAAAAAATTCCCCAAAAGGGGGGGAAAAAATCTATATATAGCCTTGACCTTTTAAAAAAGTGACTTCTCCAACCCTGACTCCTGATGTTTTTTGTTACTGACCCTAAAAATCCTGAGTTTTTGATATATTTTTAAGACCTAATATGCTTTAAAAATATATTACAATATATGCCTTTTTTGCAAACCTAAAAATCCCTATAAAAAAACCACTTCTCCAACCCTGACTCCTGATTTCCCTTCTCCAACCCTGACTCCTGATTTCCCTTCTCCAACTATGACTCCTGATGTTTCTACTTCCTGTAAGTTTTCTAAATATTTTACATGTTTTTTACTCTTCTTATGCTCTGCAAAATTTCTCATAGAAACCTCTGCACCACACTCGCAAATTTTCTTGTTACATAATACATTTTTCTTTTTCTCTCTTCTTACATCTTTACTTTCATTAGATTTCTCTTTATAAATCTCCTTACATTTATCTAGGTTAGATTTTATCAAGGTTATATATTTTTTTATCTTTATTTTTACATACTTTGATACATACTCAACTTCATCTTTTGTATAAAAAAATGTCTCGTAAAACACTCTTCTCTCTTCCTTGTCTTTGAAAAAGTCACTAAGGCAATTAAAATTTGGATACCTATATAATCTTTCTAGTTTTTCTTTGACAAGATATTCATAATGTTTTATCAAATTGTGTAACTCAACAAGACTCTTATTTTCTAATTCATCAAATGCATCGCATATAATGCTGTCATCAATATATTCACTATCCATTTTTATATATATAAAGAAAAAAATTTCTATTTAAATACTTAATTTCCTAAATAAATATCAGGAGTCATAGTTGGAGAAGTTGGAATTTTAAAGTAAGTAGCCCCTATATGGAATTTTTCCCACCCCTTTGGGAGAATTTTCATTTTTCATTTTATAAGTTTAAAAATGAAAATGCTTCAACTATGACTCCTGATTTTTTCCTAAATATTTGGTTAATTAAGGAAAAAATAATATATCTATATATTATACAATGGAAAATAATGAATCTTTTATAAAAATGCTGATGAATCAAGTGCAATATTTAGAGAGTCAAAATAAAGAATTAATGCAACAAAATAAGGATCTTACAGAAAAAATCATCAATTTATTAAATGAAAATAAAATAGTCCATTTAAATGAAACTAATATATCACAAAAACCTAAAATATTCTTTTATAATGATTTAATTGTT